GTAGCGTTGGGTAGCGTTGGGTAGCGTTGGGTAGCGTTGGGTAGTGTTGGGTAGCGTTGGGTAGTGTTGGGTAGCGTTGGGTAGTGTTGGGTAGAAGAAAGTTTTGGGCGAGCTAGTCGTCAACGGGTACTACGCGATATTTTGCGCCAGCGATTTCGATAACGAGGTCGCTGTCAACTTTGATGGGATGCTCTGAATTGAAAATCGGTAGGGTGTTTATGGGTAGGGTTACAATCGCCCGTAACATCGGACCTTTCATGTGGTCAACGGTCAAATCCAGCCGGGTATAAGCCATGTCTACGCCGGTTTTTTCATCGACTATGTTGATCTGGCCCGACATGTCTTTGTCGTTGGTGAGTAGGAGTTTCATGGTTTTCGTAAATCCTGACTCAACGCCAAAACAACCTCTTTCAGGTCCATGCGATACGCGCCCGGCATTTTCATATGCGGAATGTCGCCTTTATAGATCATGCGGCGGATAGTGTTCTGGCTGCAATTCAATTGTCGGGCCATCTCAACGACAGTTACAAACCTCTTATCATCCATAGCAAACCTACTTCCCTGTTTAAGCGGTCATCACTTTACCAAAATGTACGCCGAACCCTGAATCAGCCTGCGGCGTTACCATCTCCCCATCCATGTCCACTGGCCTCGGCTTCGATTGCTTTAGTTCATCGAACAGCGGGATGCACTCACAACGACAAGCCCATCCGTTCGGTGGCCGGTTCACGTCCCAAAACGAATTATCCTTGGGAAGCGTAACGCCATCGAATCCCGCGTGATTGTCGCGGACCCGGTTGTCTCCCACTGTGACGTAACGATAACCCCACAATGCCTCTTGAATAGCCGAGTCTTGCTCCATCGCAAACGCGCCCGACGAATACGCCTTAGCTGATTCGGTGCGAAATATGCCTTCGAGCGTAAAGCTATTGCCGGGCATCATGCCCAACTCTTCAAATGCCGTCATCAATCGCATCTTGGCCTCGGCGATATGCAACCCCTCGCTTATCGTAGCACCCACCACCTTCATCAGCTTCCGGTTGGCATGGTTCGTGAACCCTTCGGTGACCATTATGGCATCCGTCCCGTAGGTATTGGCCAGAGCGTCCATCTGTGCGTTCGTGACAGCCGCCCACTTGTTCAACGACTCTACAGCTTCGGCGAACGGATCGCCCGCCAGCGACAGCGTAAGGCCCTTTGGAGTATTCAATACTGAACGACGACTGCCGCTTACATGTGCTGCTACCATGGACTGTGTTAAAACAGGCAAGAACTCTTTGCGGATAATCCGGGCAACCACCACGCCCGGATCACGACCGGCCTTGAATTCCTTGTAAGCTACCCGCTGGGCACGGAACCCGATCTGTTGGACGGCAGCAAGCCCGATCCGTAACAACTTGGCCTTGTCGGCCGTCGCTCGAGCTGCTTGCTTTCGTTGGTCGGCTGTTACCGTGCCTTTACGCATTACCATCAATCTCCGAATACACACGCCGCACCGTCGCCGCGCGGGGGTCGTCGCCGTCCACGTCATCCTCTTCCGCCTGGTTGGTCGCCTGGTTGTCCGCCTTGGCGATCTCCGTCGCCTTCGGGATGCCAAGCAGATCTTTCAGTGAGTCCGTGTCGATTCCTTCGGACTCAGCCATGAATCCCATGGGGTTAGTCAGATATGCCGTGTAAATCCCCTCTAAAAACGCCCGCTGTTTATTGGTCAGCGGAGAGACCATTATCCGCACTTTGCCCGCTGTTGCCGGGCCGTAGTTCAATGCCAAGAGCGGATCGACAAGTTGTTCGTTGATGCCCCGTGTAATTGTCTGGGTTGCCAGTTCGCAGATAACCAGGGCCACTTCACCATGGCTCTCAGCCTCGGCAAGTGTGCCGTGCGTGCCCTCTTGCAACGCCCGCTCAGGTAGGAGCATCCCCCGGGCCATGAGCTTGTCGAAATATTCGAGCCGGTCACGAAATTGCGGTTGCATCCCCGCACCACTGTCGTCGAACACAATATTCCATTGATCTTCTGCTTCTTCCATGCCGGTGTCTTGCTTGTTCGTTGGAATGGACACCGACCCGGCAGACTGGATTGTATCGAGGATTATCTTTGCGATATCCTGGTTGTCGGTTTCCGTGTTATTGTAAACAGAAGTGCCTTGCGGATATCTTACGATAACATGGCCGCCCGCCACCTTTGAATCATACCGCTTAGCCCCCTCGTTCGCTTCGTTCCAGTTGTTCCACGCCTCCCGGCAGTTCTCAAGCAACGCCTGCCCGTACCAGTTCGTCCCGTGGACGCTGAACGACAGGACCATTGCGGCGTCGAGTTCGAGGTTGACTTCACCGGCGTCCATCGTAGTGGCTTGTTTGATGCCGACCAGGGCTCCCGTAGTCTCGCTGGTCAATAATTCGGTTAGTTCCTGAATGAGCGGCTTAATCTTGTCAACAACGATCCTGCCATCGCGTACCGCGAACACCTTCTCATATGGAGCGTAGCCGTAGTCGATGCGCCCATAAACAGCATGTTCGAGATACTGGTGCCTCTTGCCCACGACTTCGTCCTGGATGAACTGAACCCACTCATCAAGAGCATCGTCGTCCGACTCGACAGTCCACTCAGCGGCCAACGCTGGTGCGGCTGCAAGGGCACGGCCCACGGCAATCGTGGGATGCTTGGCCATTTCACGATAGGTTTTGTATGTCGGCGGTAATGTTGAGAACGTCGATCTAGTGGACACGGCAACCTGTGCCTGTGTTTTCTCTTTTAGCGGGTGACCCATAGCGGGCTTCCTTTCTGGGCAACAACGCCCGTCTTTCCTGATAGCTTGATTCGGATGGGAAATAGCTTATGGACAGCGTACCCCATGGCGTCGGTTATATGGCCTATGTCCCCTGAGTCGGCTAGCTCCGTTGATCCTGTCTTGAACGTCCGGGCTTCCAGGTCATCAATTAGCTGGATACATGTCGGGGCTACGAACATCCTGTGTTCACCGGCGGCGTTGCAAAACATGGCATTGCAAGCAGCCAGGCGGTTCTTGATTCCTGGGTTTGATCTTGGTATACGGATTTTAAGACCCAACTGTTTGAGCTTCGGGTGATCGCCAATGAGCTTGTAATCACTGCCCGAGGTGGCCGAAGTCCTGCGGCTGTCACCCGTAGCATCGCCGAAGAGAATGATACCGCCACGGTGTGCGTTATATCGGTCGGCCAGCACGCCTGCCGCCGCCTGCGTGTTCGTATCCCGCAGCCATAGCTCGTCAATCCATTCCATGTGGTTTTCGTACTTGTGACCCACGACCCAAGCCATTGGATCGACGTTGAAGTCGCAGCCCACGATGAGTGGCCGACCAGGATCGTATTCACAAGGCCGGACGTTGCGGTCACGGTCGAAAGCGTAAAAGGCACGACCACCAGCAGTCTCCCAGGACGCCTCGAATTGTTCCCGAAAATCCTTGGGGTCCAGGATTCGCCGTGCCTCGTCAAGTGCGGCTCGTGGCACGATGTCGCGTGACGGCCAAGTAAAGGAGCGGATGGCCGGATCGTCGTCGCCAACCCCTTTGCGGAATATCGCCTTGAATTCCTTGACCCCGACTCCCTGACGCTTGGGGACACCGATGCGAGCGCACTTGCCGTTACGCCACGTAAGCGATGGTAGAATCGAAATGTCGTAGGCTTTCGGCTTGATGTCGCTTGACTCATCGAGTATCCCGTCATCCCATTGACCGCCCTCAATTCGATGTGGTTTATCAAGTCCAACAATATGCAGCTCGCTCCCGAAAATAGTACGAACGATCATGTCCGTATGACTGACGCCTCGCCCGTACTTCCCGCCCTCGATCCAGTTATCAGGTATCAGGTCGAGTAGGTCACGCCACGCAACCCGCTTCGCTTGCTTCAATGTGGGGCAGGCAAAAAAGTATCGCGGGTCATGCCAGGGCTTGGGCACGTTGCCTAGCTGTCCGACTATCCACCGCTTTGCCAGCTCCGTCTTGCCGCTGCCACGCCCCGCTGCCGCTATCACCTGCCGCAATGCCGGGTCGTGCAAAGCCGCCCAAAACGCCGCTTGCTGCGGGTGGTAGTGAAGTGGCGTCCATCGTGGTGTTAATATGCTTGCCATTGGGCTTAAATTAGTGGGCGATATAGTTCGTGGTAATTGCAGCGGCAGCAGGCAGAAAATAGCGCAAACTATTGTCGCTACTAATTTGCGGCACTCTCGGCTTAAA